ATGACAAAGAAAAAATCACACAAACCCGGCTCTGCCACTATTGCACTCAATAAACGTGCTCGCCATGAATATTTCATTGAAGATGAAATCGAGGCGGGACTGTCGTTACAGGGCTGGGAAGTTAAATCACTGCGTGCGGGTAAAGCCAATATCAGTGATAGCTATGTAATCATGCGTGATGGTGAGGCATACCTGTTTGGTGCCACCATTACACCGTTAAACGTTGCCTCTACTCATGTTGTTTGTGATCCGACACGTACGCGTAAACTGTTATTAAAACAACGTGAATTAGCTAATCTCTATGGCCAAATAAACCGTGATGGTTACACCGTGGTTGCCCTTTCCTTATATTGGAAAAATGCATGGTGTAAAATCAAAATTGGCGTAGCTAAAGGTAAAAAAGATCACGATAAGCGTGACACCATAAAAGATCGTGAGTGGAAATTAGACAAAGCACGGATCATGAAAAATGCTAACCGCTAAATTGCGTTAACTACTAGCAATAGCAGGTATTTTTCTGATATACTCACTTTCAACAACTTGGGGCTGATTCTGGATTCGACGGGATTTGCGAAACCCAAGGTGCATGCCGAGGGGCGGTTGGCCTCGTAAAAAGCCGCAAAAAGATAGTCGCAAACGACAATCAATATAAAGCACTAGCAGCTTAATAACCTGCCTAGAGCCTTCTCTCCCTAGCTTCCGCTCTTAAGACGGGGATAAAGAGGAGTCAAACCCAAAAGAGATCGCGTGGATGCCTAGCTTGGGGTTGAAGCGTTAAATTTAATCAAGCTAGCTTATTTGTGGCGTGTCTGTCCGCAGCAAGTAAGTGAATTTAAAGACTAGACTAAGCATGTAGTGCCGCGGATGTAGAAATTTCGGACGCGGGTTCAACTCCCGCCAGCTCCACCAAATTTGGTGGGTCAGTGATAGGACAACGGTTTCAAAAACAAGAAGTTAGCGAAATCGACAAGACTATACACTGACAACAAAAGGACTTGAAAGTGCACGCGAAATGCACGTGCATTTGAATAAAGAACCCTAAGGGTAACTCCTTAGGGTTTTCTATTTGTAACAAAGTGTAATAAAATGTTTCATTCAATCCCTTCGTTAGAAAAAATTCTAGAACAATATTAATTCATTAAATATGAAATAATATGCATATCACCTAAAACCCTTACTTGACGCGTTAGGATGACAAGCCCTTTTATTTGTATTTCTTATTAATTCCTTGTTGTTGAATAGATGTAAGCCACAATAAGGAATACTAAAAATGAGAATGGCTCTATATAGCTGTCATTATCATAGAAATCAGTTATCAATATTGAATTCTACAAATAAAAGAACAAAAATTGAGCATTTTAGTACGAAGTAACGTACACTGAATCACGATATCCCTATAATGGGGGAAAAATATGAAAGCTTTTAATGTGATAAGAATGTTTCAAGGCGCACAAGTAGAAGTCACCTGCCCTAGCTGTTCTTACGTAGCTAAACAAAACAAACACAAACTTAAGAAAAACCTAATATTATTATGCCCTAATTGTGGCTACATGTTTTATTTCAATAAAATATAAACACAACTCAATATACCCGTTATTGCCGTGGAAGTTGAACAACAACCAGCACATTTACGTGAGTATTTTAATGAACGATTAGCGTTTTATCGTGAGAGAAGTAAGAGGCTGCCTGACAGTAAATCGGTGCAGTATTTGAAGACAGAATAATTAATTATAGCAATACGTCATTTTCACCCAGCCCGTATTGCTCTTTCATCTCCTCTTCTTTTTGTCTGCGCTCCTCTTCCACTTTCTACGCTTCTTCCATCTCACGTATTCTCACGTTATAGATTGATTACTCAGGCATCTGTATACGAACGGAAATAAAATGGTCATCAGGGATATCAATTGGGTCACCTTCTTTGTAACCATCAATATCATTACGGGCGAATTTAGGTGCGTTAGGATGAATGCCGTGATACGTTTTTTTCATGAGAATAAAACCGTCTGATCTGCTTTATCAAACAGAACACATTAATAATGGAATATAATCTAACTATTGAAGTGTTAAATGAAAAAACGAACAAACAGTGTTTATACTACTGGGTTTAAGCAAGAGGCGGTCGCATTAGTCAGCGAACAAGGTTATAGCGTTCCAAAAGCGACAGGTTTTTTAGGGATCACCGATAAATTACTTTATAGCTGAAAAGCAAAACTCGACGCTGAGTAATCAGGTAACAACTTGAACGCCAAAAATTAGATAAAAATCGTGATTTAATTGCTCAAATTTCAGGTGGTTTTGATAACTCGTTTTGATAACCATTTCAAAATTGACAATAAAAAACGGGAACTAATAAGCTCCCGTTAACTATTTATCAAATCAACAATTACATATGTTTGATAATCGCGTCACCAAACTCGCTACATTTTAGCAACTTAGCGCCGTCCATTAGACGTTCGAAATCATAAGTAACGGTCTTCGCTTCGATCGCGCCTTCCATACCTTTAATGATTAAGTCAGCGGCTTCTGTCCAACCCATGTGGCGTAGCATTATATCCATAATAATTAAGTAACTTGTTAAATACATTATAATTATCTGGATGAGTATTCATTATTTTTATAATTCTATTTTATTTTTAACCTGCTGATTTTAAATAACTCCATATCTATTTTTGGGGAATTATTTAAACAAATATGAGCTAACTTATTAAGCTGAAAAATATCATTTTTCATTAAAAATAAATTTCAAAAAAATAAAAAAACAATCATCTCACAATAAATAAGCCATTAAATTAACTAATTGATAAACCGTAATATCGATCGACAATAACGATCAATAAAGCAACTTACATAGACAAAAACTATCAAAACAATAGAAATTAACAACTAAAAACATCTTGACGTTTATATTATTAATTTATTAATATCCGCAAAAATTCAACATAAGAGTTGAAATAGTTAAAAAATATCGAAATAAATCAAATTAAGATAATCAAAAAAGGAGTGTTAATAAGTTTTACATACATATATAATTTTTTTCATATTAAAACTAATTAATATATCTAGAGATATATTAACCTATCATAATATTAATAAAATTCATTGTTATTAAAAATAACATAATAAATCTTATTATATTTTGAGGTTTATGATGAAATACAAAATATTATATACGTCTATTTTATTTGCTTTATATTCTTGTTCTGTAAATGCATCTCTCATAACTGATTCTGGAGTAGAGCAATCCTCTATAGTTGTATCTTCTAATGATAGTGATTCAGCAACAAATCCTCTAAATATAAAAGGATCAAACACGATAGCAATCGGAAATGGCGTTCATATCGATATTGATCAAAATACTACTGATGCAAGAGGGGCAAGTGATGGCTCTATTGCTATTGGCTCTAATACAAAGACAAAATATGAAGGAACAACAGCAATTGGTAAAAACTCTATTGCCAATGGTTGGAGATCAACTGCAATTGGTGTTGATGCCAAAGCTACTGATGAATCAGCTACCGCAATGGGTAATCAATCATTATCTACAGGTTGGGGTTCCTCTGCCTATGGTACTGCCTCAAAGGCTATTCATGCAGGCTCTACTGCCATCGGTAATTGGGCTCAGAGCACTGCAACATATGGTACAGCGCTTGGAACATCATCCAATGCTACAGGGAATTACTCAACTGCATTAGGAACTTTGTCAAAAGCTAATGAATATGGGGCTATAAGCATAGGTTTACACTCAGAAAGTTTGGGTAAAAATAGTATTGCAAATGGAACTAATTCTCAGGCATCTGGTGAAAATAACATTGCTATTGGACATGATAGTACTGCTGTAAAAGGTAGCAACAGTGTTGCTATTGGAGCAAATTCAAAAATAGGCTATGGCTCTAATTCTATAGCACTTGGTACTAAATCTAATGTCGTGGGCAATAATGCAATTGCTCTTGGGAATAACTCGTTAACCAATGGTTCTAGTGCTATTAGTCTAGGTGATAACGCAAAAGTATCTGGCGGAAGTGGTATTGCTATTGGGAAAAATGCATCACAAGGAAAATGGCGCGAAAAATTTCCAACTGAAAACCCGATTAGCGTTACAGGTGGTATAGCAATTGGTGATTCAAGTCAAACAACTGATGTTGCAAGTGTTGCTCTGGGAGGTAAAGCCAAGGCGAATAATGCCTATACAACAGCTATAGGAAATGGGGCTATTGCAGAAGGCAAAAGCTCAACCGCATTGGGTTCTGGTGCCAGCTCACAAAGCTGGGGTTCCGTAGCATTAGGTTTGGACTCTGTTGCGAATAGAGTAAAAGGTGACGTAGGATATTTATCCGCTGAAAAAACTGTAGGTAATGAATCCTCCATAACAGCAAAAATGTCTGCTCAAACCCAAGAAAGACTGAAAGAACTTAATAGCAAGATAAATGAATATAGTAAAATCGTTGACCCAATTGCAAATGCTTACTATTCATTAAGCAATGAATATAATCAAAAACTGCAAGAAGTCTATGATTCAAACTTACAGGGGGAAGAGTATTCTAAAAAAATAAATGAACTACGCGCTCAATATCAAAGCGAAGTAGTAAAACGTTCTGCTGCTTTGAACAGTACTCCGGAGTATGCTGAGTTACAAAAACTTCAAGCAGAAAAATCTGGATTGCTTAGTACCTATATTTCAACTAAAGGCGCAATTTCTATTGGTAATGATGCAGTAACTAATGAAAATGGTGAAATTATTCAGCATGCAAATACTCGTCAATTAACCAATCTTGCAGCGGGTTCGAAAGATACCGACGCAGTGAATGTTGCGCAATTAAAAGATCTTCAGTCTGTAATGGAAAGTGCAGATAATGCTCTTTCTAAAAGAATTACTGACAATAAAACTCAAATAGATGACAACAAGAAGAATATTGTTGAAAACTCAAATGCAATTAAAAATAACACAAACTCCATTGTGAAAAATGAGCAAAATATTACCAACAATATGAATAGTATTAATAAAATCTCCGACGAGGTGAAAAACAATAACCAACGTATTGATGAAAACTCAAATGCAATTAAAAATAACACAAACTCCATTGTGAAAAATGAGCAAAATATTACCAACAATACGAATAGTATTAATAAAATCTCCAATGAGATGAAAAACAATAACCAGCGGTTTGATCAACTGGAGAGTAAAATCGTTAGTAATGAGCATTATATTAGAGATGTGGCAAAAGAAATGCATCGAGGTTTAGCATCACAAGCCGCATTGAATGGGTTATTCCAACCTTATGGTGTTGGGAAATTTAATTTTACTGCAGCAGTAGGAGGATATAACTCTGAAACAGCAATTGCTGTTGGCTCTGGTTATCGTGTAAATGAAAGTGTTGCATTAAAAGCAGGTATTGCCACTAACACTGGAAATTTTGAAGGTGTTACTTACAATGCTGGTGTGAATTTAGAATGGTAATATAAATCTTAGCCTCTTCATTAATGAGGAGGCTAATTATCTATTAGATAAAAATGAATAATATTAATTTAATTGTAGCAAACAGAATAAAACAAAGTAGAAAGAAGTTAAGGATAACCGGTACCGAAATGAGCAGAGAACTCGGAATAAGCCAGCAACATTATTCTAGAATAGAAAATGGACATACAAAAATAACACTAGAATACTTAATTAACATAGCATCTATTTTAGGTGTTACACCACAAACATTATTATCCGAAGCTGATTTTCCAAATAAAACCATGATAAAAGAAAATAGATAAATATTATTTAAAAGCTCTATTATTTATTAATAAAATAACATAGGTTATGATTTTACCAGCTTTTATTCTATATCATGCTAAAAAGCATACTTAATAACACTAAAATTAAGTAGTAAAAATAACTTGTAGAAGGCTCATAAAAAGTGAAACCTATAAATAAATGCCTACTTTCTATAGGCTTAATCTTCATAAGTAGCGATGTTTTCTCACAATCATCATTATTTAGCGACTCAAATGAAAACTATTTAGATAAAAAGATTAATGATACATTGAGTGATGTAGCTATTACTGAAAAAATCCGCACAACTTTACAGAGAACACCCAATATTAACAGTGAATCATTGGCTATTCGTACCGAAATTGGACATGTAATTGTTACTGGTTTTATTAATAGCGAAGAAGAAGAAATTCTTATTATTCAAACAATAAAGCAAATAAATCACGTAAAAAGTGTAGATTTAAATGTAAATAGAAAAGAATAGCCCCATAATAAGGGGCTTTTTATTTTTATTTTAATTTTCTTTTATTTTTTTAAACTAAATCGTCCTCCTACATGACGTGATGCGATAATCATATAACTCCCCATTCTGGAATAACCATCATTAAAGTTTGCATCCACAATTATTTTGACGTTACTTTTCTTAGCAGGAATTGTTGCTCCACATATTTCTATAAGTAGAAACAATCACGATGGTTTAATGGTTTAACGGTTTAATTAAACTTGAACCTTCCTTGAATATTTCAAGTCTCTTTGTATTTGAAAATGTAAATTTCACACTCCTGTTAGTGTTAACAGGGGTGGGATTCATATTTACTGTATACGCCCGCATATAGATAAATATACTTCCTCCACGACCTGTTGCCGGAATTGGAATATCATCAACTATTATTGTTACTTTCACACCGTTAACAAGATGCTCAGTGCCATCTTGTCTTGCAAGAACCTTTATTCCCCCCTTCCCATCATCAACCCCCACTAAAAATGCATGTGTTGACTGATTACCTCCTCTACTGGCTGGTTTAGTTTCAAAAACACATGCTAATCTAGCATCTAATACCCGCGCAAAATTATCAGAACTTATTTCAATAGCTTTAACCCATCCTGTTTCAAGCTTTCCTTTTGGATATATCTTGTTGTTCAATGGTGTTCCCGAAATAACTTTATTCGTTGCAAAATACACATCTCCCAAAATCCTCTTCGCATCTACTGTTCCATTGAAGTGCCCATCAGCCCCCTCAATCCGTCCTCTAAACGTGGCATTATTTAGTTCTACATTGCCAGTTTTTCCATCAATATTAAACCCTCGTTTTCCTGCTTGATAATTCGTGGAGATGATTTTTTTCCCCACTAAAAGCTTATCAATGGTAGCCTTGCTAAATAACGCATCATTGAAAAAAGCTTGTCCATTTTGAATAACAAAAGGTGTCACCACTTTACCGTTTAATGACGATATCACTGCAAAGTTTTGGGCATTAACCAGAAATTGACTATTTCCTTGCGCATTGAATCCTAAGCCAATGCCAGTAATGACTTTATTCCCTTTGCTATCCTGCTGGACTTTCATTGTCCATGATGCGGAGATTTTGCCATTTAAATCAGTGACCACTTTCGACGTTTGTTCGATTTTGGCTGAACTTGTACCCACTTGGCTTTCTAGGCGAGTGACTTGCTGGGCGGTAGAAGTCACTTTACCTGAAACCTCTGTCACTTTGGTTTCAAGTTGATTTACCGCATTCGCTGTTGCATTGGCTTTCTGTTCGCTCGATTTAGGCACGTCATTCGCCACAAACCCTTTCGGTGCCACCGATTGCTTGTTGTTGGTATAAGTGCTGGTGATAATTTGATGGTTAACACTTTTATGTTTAGTTAACTGATATTTTGCCCCTCCCCGTAAATAAATATATTCCACAGAGCCATTCGTTAATTGAGCGGGTCCCATCACAGGGGATTGATTTGTCCATTTCCAATCAAAATTATCAATGATGCTATTTTCAGACTGAGTTCCCCATCCAGAACCACTGACTTGCCATTCCACAATCATGGCAAAGCCTTTAGTGCTGTGAGTCGCATAGCTGGGTTTATTGTCTGAATATTGCCCTAAGGTTCTAAAAACCTTAAAGGCATAACGTCGAGAGGTTACTAAAGGTAAAATAACTGGATAATAGGTATTTTCATTGAGTTTAGATAAATCTAAATCCACCACCACAGACTCCGTTAAATCGGCTTTCACTTTATCTAATTTGCTGGATAACGTTTGTACCTGAGAGGTTGCGGACGTCACTTTGCCATCGATATTAGATACTCGCGTATTTAATGCATTTACTGCACTACTATCAGCTTTCCCTTTAAGAGTTGAATTGAGCGTTGAAATCTCTTGCGTTTGCGCTTGCTGTTTCGAGGTGAGGGTTTCTAGTGATTGATTAATCGCTGAAACATTCCCATTCATCCGTGTTTCCAATGACTGTCTGGCTTTGGCTTCCGCTTGGTCGCCTATAACACGCGCTTGTTTCTCGGCGGAGATAAGTCCTGCGGTGACTTTCGATAAATCATTGCCAGTATAATCACCACGAAGTTGAGTGGCTAAGGATTGTCGTTGTTGCGCTTCAGTTTTATCAGCCTCAATACGTGCTTGTTGCTCTTGTTTAATTGCAGCGGCCTGAGCCTCTGTTACCGTTGAAACTTGGTTAATCCGCTCAGCCAGTAATTTTTCTACCTCCTCCAGTTTTTTTTCACTTTCTTCAATTGTCGCACCATGCCTCATCAACTCAGATAAAATCTTGTCGTGATTTAGCCTCATCAACTCATGTAATTCAGTAATCTCGATTTGGTTTGCTTTACTGTTAATTTCACCCAATAAGTCTTGCGCGAGTTGATCTCGACTGATTTGCCCCGCTAATTCATCAAGAAGTAAATTCGCTTGAGCAGAGCAAACACCTGAAGCTTCCACAAACGGCGATTTACCATAGCTATTTAAAGTTCGGACATAAAAATAATAGGTATATCCTGGTTTCAGGTTTTCTTGTGTCCAGTAATGCCCCTGTCCTACTTTATGAGTATGAACCATTACCTCATGTTCAGAGAGATTGGCGAGTTTTTCCTCACTAAACCAAAATTCAAAGGTATAACCCAAGACAGCACTATCACCTTGTTTTGGTGAGACGGTGAGGCTGAACATTCCCGAAGTAACATCAACCTTAATGGGAGCCGGCGGTGCTTGGATAGCAAAATCACTGATAGCGGGTGCCGACATCGCACCAGCCACATTTGTTGCTCTGACTTCAACACGATAAGTGCCTCTCATTAAACCGTTAATATCAACACGTTCACCCGGCACCTGAATAGACTGTATAACCTTGCCATTCTGGAAAATATTGACCGTGTTATAGCGCACATCAGACGCCACATTCTGCCAAGAAAGCGTACCTTGCACGATGTCACTGACTGCAAGTGGAACAAAGGTAAGATTAATAGGTGCTGCTACACCGCCGGTGGGTAATTTAGTGAATGGGGGTCTAACAAAAGGTTTCCCAATGACGTCTTCATATAAATAAGCACCATCTTCTTCTAATGTCAGAGAGACACCTTCTAAAGCATGGAAGGTCCATTCAGCAATACGGAATTCCAGCCCACTAATTCCCAAAGCGGGTAGTTCTAAAAGCACAACTTCCCCCGGACGATAAGCATAGCCGTCTAAGTTCATCGTGAGTTGAACCCGTCTTCCGGCTTTCTTTTTGCGGAGATATTGGCGGGCTAATCGTTGGGCTTGATAAGGGCTGGTGACAAAACGATAGTCGATATTCTCTCGAATTTCTAAGCCATCCTCTTTCACCCATTCGTCCACAATCACAGGCGTGAAGTCGGTTTTTGTGTACAACTGTTCGGCATCAATAAATGTGCCATACACCGCATTGGTCGCGTCTTTTAAACCTGTTTCAGGGGTACAAGTGACGGTGCCAATCAACTGTGATTCAGTGATGGTTTTTATTGCCGGCCCATAATAAGCGCCGATTTGAATACCGTGTTTTCCTGCGGTGAATGTCGGTTCCGCGTTAATGCATTTGTGCATTGCTTCCAAGACACTGGATGGACTCTCATTTAAGTCATAGGCACCATTAAGGGTATATCGCGACTCAAATCCACCTTCTGGTAGACTCACTTTTTCATCACATAAATCGGCCGCCTGTTTAAAGCTGTCAAAATCAATATCCGTATCAGGCACTTTTAAATAATGGCGATAATAATCCAAAATGACTAAAGCCCCATTATTACTCCATGCAGTTTTCCCAGTGCGAGGATCAAACAGATGTTTTCCCCAGACTTCACATTTCACATTGGGTAATCCATAGGGGAATTTTTCTTGGTCAAACGTGAGTGTCACACGTAACCACGCTAGACCTCGACCAATCATATCCTCTTTCCATGACGAGCAATTTTTAAGCATAAAGGGATCGGCATCTTCCCTATCGTTATGTAATTCCCATGAGGCTTTATCACCAAATGTCTCAATGAGATCATCCCCCAACCAAATCTTCCCAATTTTCTCTATGGGGTGTCCAGCAAGTGCCAATGCCAATGTGATTTTTTCATTTTCATCTTGTTCGCCAGTTTCTTCCTCTGCGAAGAAAAGCAAACCCGATATCACTATTTTTCCGATGATTACGGTTTCAGGGGCAGACGATGAACGTAACATCTGTTTGCGTTCACCTGTATCTCGATAATTCATGGAGGGTAGTTTAGGCTTAAAGATCAATGAGCCTGCCATTTGAACTGCGACACCAGCCGACATTAAAGCAATCCCTATTCCCGCAGTAACACCACCATTAAACAGCCCAGCAATCATTAAGCCAGCACCCAAGACTTTTGAAATTAATCCACCACTCCCACCCATTATTCCACTCTCCACGCTTTTATTGGGTTAATCTGCACTGGCTTCACGCCTTCTGGGGTTACGCCCCAATAATGCCCCGCCCAAACCACCGCTAAGCTGTCACCGTCCTCACCTTTAAACAATACGAGGTCGCCACGCTGAACGCGTTCAATCTCAATGGATTTGAAATAGCGTGAAACGGCTTTCTCTAAGGAGCCAAATTTAGATTTGATAAGATTGAAGGCTTCGGCTTTGGTTTTATAGTGATTGAGATAAGGCTTTATTGGCGAGAAACCGCATTGTGCGTCAATACATTCAGAGGCAAAAATACAACAATCAAATTTGCCCCATGAAAAAGGGCGGCTCATCGCCACCCTTATGGTTTCTGGTAACTGGAGTGTCCAGTTAGGTTGTTTCATTCATCATCCTTTCCGCTTATAATATGAACTATCATCTACTTCTCATATTAAGCAAAAATCATTAACTAATTGTATTACCTAATATTGTGCTGATTTACCACCGATGCATTGATATTCAATAGCAACATTCATTCTTGTACATGCAAATCCATTACTCATACCACAATTTTCAGTTTTCCCACCAAATGCTTCAGCGCCTTCATATCCCCAAGTTTTACATTTTTTTGTTGCTAATTCGTTTGCACGTTCTATATCAACAACAGGAACTTCAAAAGCACCGAATTTATCACCATATGTATAACCCATACGAACCGTACCATCAGCTTTACTACCACCGATAGGTACTATTTCTTTTTTCACTGAGCAACCCGATAAGATTATTGAAAAACAGATTATGAATAACGATTTAGCCATGTTATCCCCTTCGCAATTACTTATAAATAAATGCAGGTGCATCTTTCTTGCTGCCCCAATAAATCGCTCGTTCAGCCATTTGAGCAACATAACGAAAGATGCGATCCCCTTGCCTTCTTGACGACCAAGATTCATCAGTGAATCTATCGGGTAACCCGATTGACCATCGTTCGAATCGATTAGAAACATTAACACATACGGCATTTTCTTCGCCAGACACCACATTGATAGATGTGATTTGTCCAACAAATAAGATTTCAGCAAGCAACGGTTTACCCTCTTCACCGATGGCGGCCATCATCAACCGCACTTCTCGCCCTCGACTTTGCTCATTCATCACCATCCCCACCAGCGATTTATCAAAACCGGCCAATTTAAGCTGTAATTGTGGTGGACTGGTTGTCTTATTTTCTTTTAGCTGACTGATTTCGCCTAAACTTCCTACACCTAAATAGGTTTCCCCCGCAATAATCAGTTGCCCAACACCGGTATGCGCACAGGTCACGCCTGATTTTAAATCGAGTCTGGCGGCTAAGACGATATAAGCCCCCTCATTAATCGCGTTGACCATGGCGTCAGAAAATGGATGATATTGCATTAGTACAACACCTCCTCAAAAGATAACGTGATATTGGTATACCCCAAGCGACGATGCTGAAATTTACCCTGTTCATTATCAACGAGCCGAAAAACTCCAAAAGGACGCTCAACCTCGAGCATTTCATTGACGGTAGGTGACGTTCTTAACATCGGCGAAATAAGAATAATGGCACGTCCTTGATTATCACTGACCACATCTGCCACCACCATTTTGAGTTCATTACCCACAGTTAAACGATCCCCTTGCTGTAACACGCGCATATTGCGCTTCCAGTCCTTTGTTTCTAGCCGATGTCCCAATTGGCTCGGTATTGCAATACGAGGCGAACCATACCCATAACGCCCTTTTCTTATCCAGCTTGATATTTTGACCCGTCCCGACATCCCATCCAATGAGGCCACCAGCGCTTCTAACTGGCGCGATTTCTCTTCATTTAAATTATTGAATGTCAGCTCACAACGCCAACGACTTCCAGGAAAGCGTACCGTCTGGCTACCTCCATTAAATGGCGAGGTAAAGGTTTTGCTGTTACTCAATAATTGCCAGTTTTCCTGTGTGGGGATCACCTCTTTTGGCCATTCAAGAATAGACATTTAAACTCCTAATGTTCTGCGTGCTGCGCCATTACTTTGAAAGTCTTGTAACATCATCGCGTGAGCTTTCTGTGCGCCTGCTTCTGTCCCTTGTTGTGCGGCTTCTTTCATTGCCTGCGCAAGTACAGCGTCACCATTTCCTGTCACCGTAATATGATTAACGACTGTCATTTGCACACTACCCGCACGGGCTAACGTCGGTTGTGGTGTAACGGGTATTCGTCCTGCGACAGAGCCCACAAAGCCCCCCGAAGCATAACCTTGCGCAGCATGCATTAAGCGATAGAGATTGCCGACACCTAATTTAGCCGTCGCTTCTTTGGTAAAAACAAACTCACCACCATGCACAATCCCTTTAGGTTCGAATTTCCCGCCATGCCCTGTATAACCACCGTAAGCATGCCCTTTGCTCATCCATCCCATATCAAAGCCCATTGCCTGCCCACCTGCTTCAATGGCTTTGAAAATCAGCATTTTCATCACCATTCGAGTGATATCGGAGATCACCGCATTGGCAAAATCTTTAAAGCTTCCTTTGCCCGTTAAAGCAAAATCGGCTAATGCATCAGACATATTATTAAGGGCATTGGTGGTGACGTTTCTGACGTTTTCCATCACATCCATAGCCGACTCACTGAAATCCGATAAACCTTGTTTTAATCCCGCCATCGGATCGCCTTTCATGGCCTCTCGCTTCCTTAGCTCTTCCTCAATCTGCTGTTTAGTGAGTTCGACATTACGTTGTAAGTTCACCAGCTCTTTTTCGCCTAAATCCACACTGGCTTGCTGATACAGCACATCAATCTGACGAAGGGCATTAAGCTTTTCTTGCTCTGCGCGTGTCTTTCCTATCAAGGTGGTTTCAAATTGCATCTGCTCAATTTCTTTACCGCGATCATAAGCAAATTGCGCAACCGAGTTAGCACGAGCTAAATCATCAATGGCTTTCGCTTTTTCTTTTATCGTCTCAATGGCTTTGGAATCGATTTTTAAGATGGCATCAAACTTGTCTTTATTCTGTTTGATATCAGCTAATGCGGATGTGTATTCATTAAAGGAAGAGGTAGTGCCATACAGCTGAATACTTTGTCCATCTGCAATCAGTGAGGCTTGTTTTTCCTCTAATTCCGTTAAGATTTTGGTGTATTGCTTGGCATAATCAATGGTTGATTTGTGGCTGGGCTTATACGTCCGTTTGGCTTGCAGTGCCAGTTGTGCCTCAATTTCAGCTTGTAAGGCCTTATCGTAGCCTTGCATATCTGGCGTAATTTTGCGTGAAGCCAATACATCTTCTGCATTTAATTTCGCTAATGCCTTCCCTGTGGCTTGCGCTTTTGCCACTGAACGTTGCGATTTTTCAATCGATTCATCAATCTGTTTAGCAATCGCCGTGGCGACATTCACTTGGCTATTTGTCGCCTGAAGCGTGATATCAATGAGTGATTCATATTCAATGCCTAAACTCTTTAAACTCGCCTTAAGTGAATTGATAACGGCATCAACATTTTGTAACTCAGTGGCATAGCGTTTATATTCCAGAGCTTGATCGCCCACTTTTTCTTTGAGTGTCGCCAACATATTTTGCATATTGGCTCGCTGACGCTCTAAGTTATTAACTTGCTCTGCATATGTCCCCATCGCAGCATCAAGCTCTTTTTGCTTTTCAGCCACTCGTTTAAGGTATAAATCCCCCACACCTTGTTCAGCAAACGCCTTTTCACTCTCAACGCTGTATTTTGATAGACCTTGTAAGGAAATGACCTGTTGTTTAAGCTCCTCGACTTTCTCCAATTGCGCGTTAATGCCCGATGAAACTTTACTTAAATTCGCCACTAATGTGGCATTGCTCATTTTGTTTAACGCTTCTGTTGATGTATCAAGGGAATTGGCAAATTCAATCGATTCGAGTTTGGCTTGTTTGACATTTTCGCTGTATTCATACAATCCCATGCCCAATGCTGCAACACCCGTCAACACTAATCCAATAGGGCCACCCGCGAATCCCATAACACTGTTAAGTGCTCGCCCCGCCACCGTTGATTGACGCCGAGCGGTCGTTAATGCACGTTGAGCAACGTTTTCGGCGGTTAATGCCTGTGTATAATTTAGAGAGGCTGTTCTTGCGAGTGACTTTGTGGCGATAAGGTTATCAAGTGCTATTTTTTCCGCGTTAGTGCCTCTAGCAACTTGATATTCCATTTTGGCTCTATTGAGCGCCGATGTGGTGGCTTCTTTATCCGCCCATGCCTTCCTCACGGCACTGGTTGCTGCCACACTGTTTGCCTCTGCACTCTGTAATGTGGCTTTGGCTTCATTCAACGTTGTCTGATTTTTCAGATAAGTGGCTTTCGTCCATTGAGAGAGTTTTGCTACCAATGCCGTGACGGCGATCCCTTCGACTACTTTAGCGACTAACGATAGATTATCGGCAAGAGTGGTCATCCCTGTGGTAAAAAGCTGAGTCGCACCTGTACCTTGATTCGCTTCACCGATAAATTTTGTCATCGCCGATTGAAGATTAGTAAAACCTTGGCTAACCGTTGTCACGCTGGTAGCAAATTTTTTATCCACACTGTCGGCTGCACGTTCTAAGGCTTGAATGACTTTTTCAATCGTCATTTCACCGTCTTGGGCTTTCTTCCTTAGTTCACCCACACTAACATTCATTCCGTCAGCGATGGCTTTCGCTAACGCAGGCGTTTGCTCCATCACTGAATTTAGCTCTTCGCCACGTAACTGACCCGAGGCTAATGCTTGACCAAATTGAGTTAATGCCGCTTGGGCTGCGGTTGCACTCGCTCCTGAAATCGCCACGGCTTTTGAGACAGTTTCCGTGAGTTCAGCGACTTTTTGCTGACTTAATCCTAAGCGATCGGCATTATCCGCAAAACGTTGATAAACCTGTGCTGTGGCATCCAATGATTGATAGGTTTTTTGGGCAATATCATAAACCGCTTGTGTGGCTTTATTTAACTCAACGGAGCTTTCTGTCACCAGTTTTAAGCGGTTCTGTAATTCCGTCCAACTATCGGCATAATTAATGACTTGATGAATGGATAATGCACTTGCGGTGACACTCGCAAAACGGGCAAAAAGCGCCGAGGATTTTGCGGTTTGCGATACCATTCGCTCTTGTTGCACGGTGATAGCTTGAAGGCTGACGCGAATACTTTGCCCAAATTGTTCTGTTTGGCGCTGGCTACGGTTGATCGCATTTGTGAAATTTGCCGTATTCAGCGTCAAATCAATATTTAATCTACCTAATGCTCCCGCCATAAATTCAATCCTTGGTATGAACACTACAAAAGCAAACTTTCACCCTGAATAAATGCAATATTCCTTGTTATTTGCTATTGCTTTAATTATTGATAAACTGAAATTTCGAATAATAGAGGGGGTTTTATGAGACTTATTCTGGCGTTATTACTACCTTGGTTACAATTTTTCACGATTGGTCGCCCATTTGCTGGCATCTTCTGCCTTATCCTACAAATCACCTTAATTGGGTGGATCCCTGCGGCTATCTGGTCGGTTTATGCCCTTTCTCAATACAATACGGATAAAAAAATTGAGAAAATGTCTCGCGGTGGTTAACGATTAAGCCCCACGGATGTGGGGCTATCGATTAGCTAATACACTCTCAGTGACATTATCCCACAGTTCTTCTTCCGTGATTTTCTTCTTCCACATCGGCATAAAATCCATCAATTCAGGCGGAGACGTTTTCGGATCACGATTTATCATCGCGAGAAGATGCGCCACTTGTGCCATCCGATAATCCTCTCGCCATAAACCAAAGGGTTGTTTACGATAAAAGGCCTCATATTCACACAAGTGGCTTTCGGGCATTTGCTCGATTTCCGCGAGCGTTTTTCCCAGCGCCAACGACAATATCAATTGAAATTGTCGTCGGTCTCCAAGTTTTTTTCGCTGTTCCCCGCTTCGGCCGTAAACACCGCATTAGAGAACCCTTGCCCTAGACGATTAAGACCTTTTAAGTCTTCTTCATTTTCAGCATCAAAAAGCAGTTCCCCTTTTTCATCACACAACTTAAAGGCCAACATTCTGGCGACATCGTATTCATCGTAAACACGATTTATCGCCTCATTAAATTGTTCGGGATCGTCTTCGTCTAAGTAAATGTCCTGCGCTTCGGCAAGCTTGATTTTAATTTGGCGAAGTTTGCGCTGAATGTAATTCATTGTGCCAACATCCAGCTCTTTAACATAAAAGGTGTTGTCTAAATAGGTAAAAGGCGTCACTTTCAGTGCTTGGTTTAACACCAATTCTCGCAATAAAGCGTTAGACATAATCACTCCTAAGATTTTTTATCGAGAAGGGAGATGAGAAATAATAAGAGAGGTGAGTTAAGGGTTATTTCTTCACATTCAAATAATCACGGCCAGACAATTTAATCGAGATCCCCGAATCCATCATTTGCCCTACACTGCCATCAATGTTCATGCCCGTTTCGACAGAGCCGTAATAAAACATGGAGCCTTCATCTCGTGTTAATACCATTTTCACCGCAAATTTTTCTTTGCTGTTTTCATATTTACGCAAGAGTCGCTGCACATCACTGGAGCTATAACGTAAGAAGAAGGTCAATTTAATTGAGCCGTATTCCGTATCACCGGATTCATATTCCTTGCCATCACTGCAAATGGTGGTGACATCAATTTGTTCGGTTGTCGAACCGTCTTTACTGAAACTTTTTACCGCACAGAAATTATTAGACCATTGAATACGTTGTGCTTTGGCGTTTGAAAAATCCGTAGGTAGCGTTTTATCACTCCAATCCACTTCGTCGCACAGGGTCACTTTATTGCCATCAACCTGTGCAATGGGAAAACGCCCATCTAACTCCCCTAAACCCGATAACATAATCATGTCATCCGCTTTCAGTTTATTATTGGCGATGGTAATGGTTGCGGGTGATAACGTCGCTTCCGTCACTGTCATCGCCTCCCCTAAGCCGGTTTGCACAAAGATCTTCGTGCCGAGGAAAGGCGTCGCTTTATGGTTTTTTGACTTTGCCATATCCATTCCTTATTTATCTGATGAAATCATTAATTCGAGAACAAGCCGATGCAATTTGACATCCGCTTCATACCCAAAGACCGCATTCACCCGTTGTGCAAATGGGATCGCCTCAACAATCTGAGCCTCAATGTTTTTACGCAAGACCATGAGGGGTTGTGGCTGTGGCGCATACACATCAAGTTGCACACGATAGTTGTCTAAATCTGTATCCTCCAGCGCACTGTTAGGCGTGATGCTGGCGAACTGGATCACAATGGCGGGATAATGCCTTTTGCCTTCAGGTAATACCTGAAAAAAAACCCTTCCATCGACCAGCGGTGAAAGGGTCTCTTTTAATTGCTGTATCATGATCTCTACCTTGTTTTTTCAATATCCTCTTTGAGTGTTTGAACAATCACTTTAGCCGTCGCTTCCTTTTTCGCTTCAAAGCTGGGGCGCATAAACGGTTGTGCGGGCATCTTGGCGGTACCAAACTCGACAAACCACCAATAAAACGGATCATTTGGATTCAATGCCGCACTTTTTCCCGTTACCTGTTTAAAGACAGACACCTTTTTACCCGATAATGATTTCACCCAAATGCGCGTTTTGACTTGTCCATTACGCTGCACTTTCGTTTTAGAACGAATATTGCGCTTGATGGTGCCTTTGCGTCGATGAGGCACCGTTTCCTTAAGGATCGGCACTCGATGTTTGATTTCCTGCTTTAACGCCGAAGCGCCTGCATTCATCGCCTTACGCGCACTTTGATTTCTGGTTTTACGGGCAATGTCTTGCATTCGTTGAGCGAGTTCAGACAATCCACTGATTTTAATCTCACCCATCATTCACGCCCTCTTTGCACATCAATTGAAGCTCACGATGACGCTCATAAGGGTCAATAATCGAAATAATATTAAATAGTCGCTTACCCCATACAATACGCATCGAAGTATCAATGTCAGCGATATAGCGAATAATAATTCGTGTTGTGGCCTCACTTTGTACTTGTTGGGCTTGAAAATATTCCCGCCCTTGATAAGGCATGATCGCTGCACGTACTTTTGTCGCATGATCCGTCCAAATCACATCATTGCCACTGATGGCATCGGGCGCTAATACTGATTTTTGAATATGAATAGTGTGGCGTAATCGTCCCGGATCCATTAACTACCTCGCCAATTTCGACAAAGCAGTAACAATCGTTCTGCTGCTTTATTTTCATATAACGGAATTTCACTTTGGCTGGTTCGATGTTCAAACATATCCCCCAGCACCAAAAGCATGGCCGATTTCACTTCATAAGGGATATCATCGGGTGATTTCCATGCTGGTTCATCACACCATCTCAAACAATAATTTAATGCGCTTTGTGCATAAAATAGAATCTGCTCATCGCGATCATCACCGCTGTATTCGAGATGCTGTTTTAATAAAGAAAGAGGAATGACATCTAAGATATTCATGATGTAATACGGGATAGTTACCTACCCCGACCTATTACTTAAGCACTTCTTCCAGACGTTGGGAAAGTTCCTTTAATTAAGGCTTGAGGGCGATAATGGGCTAATGCTAAACGCTCTTCACACAAAATGGTCAGCATATTCTTCACAAAGTTATCACGATCTTCTCGACTCACTTCGATAACTGCATTCATTCGATCCCATACTTGAGACGCCAAATCAAATGCACCAACAGTAAACTCACCTTGTTTTTGTGCTTTTGTTGGAACAACAGGTAATCCCCACATTACATTTGAAGTAAACGCTTGTGGACCTCCAAAAATATAACGCCCTTCTTTATCTTTCATTAACGCAATGGCATGCCAATCACGAGGATTTAAAATAATACCAGAGGCGCTAAATTCAGATTCTGTTACCTGATAAATGGCATGAGCAATCAAGTCAGCATGCGTGTCGCCCGTAGCACTCAACGTGGTATCATAAGCAGTGGCAACATGATTAATCCCCGTCAAATTATCCGCTGTACCGTCACCATTGAGTAATTGCTCCTCTTCCACTAATGCTAAGCCATACAATAAGCGGTTATTAACGTAAGACTGTAACTGCACAGCATCATCCATCACTTGGCGAGACGCTTGGATCCAATGAGCAATAGTGATCACATTTGCCGTTTGTTTTTCAAACGTCAGATTAGATTCTGGCTTTTGTGCCTTTTCTTTCACTGGTGCCGCGCTATTGGTAAACAATTTTTCGCGTACATATTCCAGTGAGTTACTGGAAATACGACCTTGTGCTAATAAATCGCGGATAACTAAACGACGCATCCCCGGCATAATAATACCCGGTACTTGCATCGGCTGAATGAGAACTCCGGCTGAGCTCGCATCACTGCCTAATGATTTATTAAAGGTTTTCACTTCATAAGAAGCCTGACTCCCATTCCATGATTTTGTCAGCGCTTCTGCTGCTCGCTCAGAAAAATCTTTTTTCGTATTAGGATCATCAGCGCTCGTTGCCCCTTTCTGCTCTAAATCAAACAGACGTTCACCGGCTTTTTTTAACTCCTCTTGAACTAAGACTAAATCTGTTTGTAATTGCTTTGAAACTGCGCCAGTAGCTTCAATTTCTTTCTTCTGTGCATCGAAGAGCTCTTGCACCTTTTTTTGTGATCCTTCGATGGCTTCTTGGATAATAGCTAAGTCAGACATATTCTATCCTTTCAGATTAAATGCATTAATTTGGTTAACAATGGATGCGACTAGGGATTGTTGAGTGTCATCGGACTCACTCCGAATAGCGGATTTGAAGCGGGAAATAAAACCGACTGCTTCTGATTTTGATAAACCGGCTGACTCTCTCAGCCAATCCTCAATATCTCGGATCGTTAATAACCCATCGATGCTCTTGAGTGATGAAACCTGTGCTTGGTCATTAGCGGGAAATGTACAAATACTAATTTCACGTAACAGGGAGATATTTTTAAAAATACGGCCTGAAGGTGTTCGCTCAAAATCATTACGCAGACACCCGAATCCGATAGAAAGCCCGTCAACCGTGCCATGCTTCATTGCCGCTTTTAGATCTTGAGCTGCACTATGACCGGGTGTCAGTTGTCCTCTCACTCGTAATCCTTTTTGATCTTCCTCCATGTACTCCCATTTCCCCACAGGAAGCTCCCAGACTCGATGGTTATAAAACATAGCGACTTTTTGTTTTTGCTTATCTAAAACATGCTTAAACGCACCGGGTAAAATAATGTCACCATCGGAATCTTGATGACTAAATACAGAGGCATAACCTTCGAAAACGCCTTGTGTGCCATCACCCGTAAATTTGATTTCCGCTTCATCAAAATTCAGTGTTTTTCTAATATCAGGCATTGAACCCCCATAAATAATTAAGCCCCACTTTCGTGAGGCTCTTTATTGAGTTGGTTAATCGGTAAATATTGTGCTTGCCGGTAAGCGACATCTCCACCTTCAAGAGGAGGATAATTATCAAGCCGTCGCATTTCATTAATAGTTCTTAGCCCCGATTCTCCCATCGCTTTCATAAACGCGGCGCGTGAAGTAGAATCGCCTCGCAATAATCCATCAAGGTTATGTTCAGCATGGTATTTTCCCACTTCGGGGGGTTTTAGAAGCCAACGCGCAATGCAGTTTTCCCATCGGGAGATATAGGGTTGTAAGGTATATTGAAGAAAACCTAAGTTTTGTTGCTCAATACCTGTTCCCCAACTTGTTGATTTTTCAACATCGCCGACTAAATGCGGGGGAACACCAAAAAAACGGGCTAATTCACTGACTTGAAATTTGCGGGAAGACATTGTTTCTGCATCTTGAGGACTAACACCAATATCTTGTGCTTGAAATCCCCCTTCTAAGATCCACAATCGTTTTTTAACGGGACCACCCGCAATTTCTTTGAAATTCTCTTCAAGTTGGCTACGTTGCTCTTTATTCAATACCTTATCGCCCGTTGTCAGAATTTTAGGAGACTTAGCCCCATTAGCGTAAAACTCACGTTGTTGATCTTCCATCGCAACGGCCGTGCTTGCTGTCTTACACGCATAAGCAATAGGCGACAATCCGACTAATCCATTAAAACCAAACCCTTTTAAATGAAAAATTTCATGTTGTTTAAATTTCGCAAACTCATGATCACGCTGATATTTATAGATAATATTCTTCCCCTCCATGCGTACATCCATATTGGCAGACAACAGAGGAAGCAAGCTAATCACATCACCCACTTTATTTCGCTCAATCAACGCGAAAGCATTACCATAAAAGCAAAGCTGCATAGTCATTGCCTCTCGGAATTCTTGAGCGGTCATATATTGATTGGGCGAATATCGCAGTAATCGAGCCAATGGGTGACTTAAATCAACTTTGGTTCTATTTCCCTGTTTATCCGTTTCGAACACATCCAGTGGCAAACAAGCCGTTAACGTCGAAATTAAGCTAACACAACGCCAAACCGTGGATATTTGGAGTATTCGCTCATCATTTACAGAAGAATCACCAAGCGAGCCTTGCGCTGAGATAACGCCTGATTGTGAACCTTGTTCAGGTGTCACGAGTCTTCCCCCAACAAAGAAGGAAGCCAGACGCGCAAACCAACCATGATTAGTGCGCAAATCGATTGAATATTGTTTATCTGTCATCACATACTCAATGGGTTAGAGAAAAAGTCATCAAGGTTGCCATCATCAACCTCACCTTCCGCAGCACCAATCGCCATTGCTGATGCCACCACACCATCAATTCGACCAGTGCTTTTTTTCTTGGCAAAGACGCGGTTATCTTTTTGGTCAGCCTCAAGCACAGCGGATGCGGCATTCCATCTCAAACAAGGATTGGTGTGGATCTCAATCTTCTTGTCATCAATTAGCTGTTCAAACAGTTCGATAGAATGTGGCATCCATAGCCCTGAGTCCTTGGCTTTGTAATATCCTTGTCCATGCGGAGTTAAAGGAACTGTCACCCCCACCTCATCGAGTTTGGGTTCAAGGTATTTAATTCGATAAGGGTCAAAGGCAATGGCTCTCATGTTGACGCGCATCGCCATTTCAGCAATACGTTCTGCCACAAATTCATATCTCACCGCATTCCCTGGCGTCGTATGCATAAAACCTTGCCTTACCCATAAGTCGTAAGGCACTCGGTCGGTTTTCGCTCTATCCAATAAGGTGTCTTTGGGTGTCCAAAATTCGACATAAAGACGTTTGAGACGAGGAAAATACAAGGCTAATGCGGTTAAATCTTTGGTTCCCGATAAATCCAATCCGCCATAACACTCTTCACCTTGAAGATCATCAAATGTGAACGTGTTTTCACACTGCATCCATGTTTCACTGTTAATCCACGGATTATCAGCATCCACCCACTGACAAAAATTAAGCCGACGCACAATGCTTTCTTTCGCGGGCATACCTCGGGCTTGTGTCACTTGCTCGCGTAAGTAGCGATCAGAAAAGGTGTAACCCAGTGACGGATTGGCTTTCCCCCAGCAAGATTCATCCTTAAAGGGATCATCGCCCTCATCCAGTGAGCAAATATAGGAAAAGAAACTGTCGTCTTCGATAGTGCCTTCGGCGACTTTTCGACCGTATTCATGGTAGTCATAACACACACTGGTTTTATCATGGCCACTGTTGGTGATCATAAATATCAAGGCTTGCCGCCGACCTTTTGTGCCCGCTCGCATCATCTCGACGGCGGTATTGTTTTTATGCTCATGAATTTCATCTATCAGCGCACAATGGGGACGAGGCCCTGATTGCCCATCATCTGAGCTAATCGGGCGAAAGAATGAACTTGTTTTCAAATAAGCCAAGTTCCACTCTTTACCTGTTCCGCCTGATTTGGTGATCCGCTGACTTAATGCGGGAGATTGATCAACCATCGCCACCGCATCACGAAACAAAATCATGGCTTGGTCTTTTTTCGTAGCTGCTGCATACACTTCGGCGCGCGGTTCACTGTCAGCGACTAAACAATACAACCCAACGCCACCTGCCATCGGTGATTTTCCTGAACCTTTGCCTGATTCAACGTACACCATGCGAAACCGGCGTGTACCATCAGTCATTTTCCAGCCAAAAATGGAGCCAATCACAAAGCATTGCCAAGGCAATAAAATAAACGGTTTTCCTTCATGCTCCCCGCCATTGAGCTTTAAGACTTTCGCGAAAAAATCGATCACTCTTTTGACGGCCTCGACATCCCAGACTAATCCTCGTTGCTCGGCTTCGTTTAAATCTTTAAGATGACGCGCACATGCATGACGAATATCAGGCCCCGCTAAGATTTTTCCTTGATGCACGTCTTGCGCGTATTGCGTTGCCGGATCAACCGAAATATTGGTTGAGCGGATCTTCCTCTTCTTCTCCACCATCCATCTTCACCTTCGAACGAGCGGCGGGGGTTAAACCAAACTCGACTAAATAACTTTTAAAACGGCGATCTGCATCAGCCAACATGGCAACGGCAGGATTCGCTTTAATTAAAAAATCCCCTAATTGCGTTTTTGTGGTGTATGTCCGACCTTCAATCGCAATGGTGTCTCGCAATTGAAGAATATCGGCGTAGATATCACACAGCCGTTCTAATGCCAGCGTGTCAGCCACGGTTAAAACGCCCATTCCATCAAGTAATAAGGTTAATTTTGCCCACGCCATTTTCCCCCAATCCGTTAAATGTTCGGGTGGGCTTGGAATTTCACGTTTAGGTTGGGGTTCTTTATCGTTGAGTTTTCGTTTTCCCGGATTACCGGTGACCACCTTCAAGTGGGTCGGTTTCGGGCGTCTTCCTGCCATCGGAACCTCCCAGAAAAAAACTTTTCATTTCGCGGTTGTGCACACAAATGAGGGCGCTAGGTAATCAGGGCGAAAGTGTTTGAACTTTTACCCCGCCCCCACCCTGTATTTCATGGTGTTATTGATGCCAATGAGAATTGGGATCGAGTGGAATGCCATCCGCATTACAGCCAATGACTTTGCCACTCTTTTCGATACGTTGTTTGGTGGAGTTATGATGCAATTCGCACAAGCTTTGGAAGTTCTTTGTGTCCCAGAATAAGGCTTGGGCTTTTGCGATACGTTCTTTATCACCTGATTCAAGCGCTTCTTTAAGACGATGCGGAATAATGTGGTCAACTACTGTGGCCGCAGTAATGCGCCCTTGCTCTTGGCACATGACGCAAAGTGGATGTTCATTAAGAAATGCTAATCGTACCTTTGCCCAGCGACCACCATAGACATTGCGTTTTTTCATTTTTTTTATTCCATTACAAATTTTCCGCAATAAAAAAGCCACCAGTGGTTAACTGATGGCTATCTGTATACACCAATCAATGAATGACGTTTGTAGATGATGTCTCTCCATCGTCACGCCCCTTCTTCTACCTACAGCTGACGTTGCTGATAATGACCGAAAATAACAAAACGGTGGTATTCGTTGTTTTTGATTCTCACTATGTGCTCTCTGTCGAGAATAAAACAGGTCATAGCTAACATAGGAGACAGCGACAATGCGGCGCTTTCTGTTTCAAAAAGATATATAAATATATTTATGTTTTTCAGCCCTGTAATCTCTCTTACAGTTTTTTTTCATCAAAATCTACTGCCCCCCTAACCCAGTACAAATGACGAGCAGTCACTATTATCTAAATAGATATCTGGAGTATTTATGCTCATGTCATTAGTACATGTCCGTGATATCAACTTGTTTACATGATCCATCAGCGAGTAAAAGTACGACTAACTTTTGATTACACATCGTTATTTATTCCATCGGGAGTTCAGATAGAGTGGAATACTATCTACCTCTAAAGAGACACTTACATCAAATAGATACTATATGACATATTACAATTAAATATATTTTTTAATCTACTAATATAACAGAAATACAATATATTCTATTGCATAAAGAAATAATAATTATATAATTGGAAATGATTGATATTTACTTTTTGCTTCATTTTAACCGCCCTATGAACATTAAATCATAGGGCTATTTTTTATCTTACGTCTATTAATCAAATAAAAATAAATAATTAAACACAATAAACTAGCATATATATTTACTTTAGTTATAATAATAAGTCTAACTATACCCATATGAAACAATATATTGTTAGTATTGTCCAGCCTCCCATGCTGGGCTTTTTTATTCCATGCATTCTTGTTTGATATAATCCTGCAACCCTTTAATCATCTGTTCTGACTCTGCAATTCGCTCTCTGAGTAACCAATAATTTCGGATAGCGGTGTCAGTAGGTCGGGCGGTGGTTGCATAAGCCAAGCTGGTGGAGGGAGTGGTTTTGACTTTGGGACACTCGGCTTTGATGTACACCCGCTCTGGATTACGCTCGCTAATGTCACGCAAGCGACTAATTTCATTCTTTGCATTAACAAGCTCCTGTGTGCGCCTTGTATCAAGTTGATTTAGTCGCTCTATGCGTACTTGATAGTCAGTATTGATATCCTTCTGCTCTTCGAGTGCGGTAGTCAGTTCTTTGTTGTTTTCTGTCAGCGTGTTAATTCTTTTCGCTTGTGCATTAATCAGCGCACAACCACCAGCAACAATACCCACTATCACAACGACAATGTAAAATTTCCAATACTTCATAATTAGTACCGATGATGTGAGAGAGCAATCTGACAGCGTTTTTCTAAACTCACTTGGTCTTTAGTACATGTGTTATCAATCAAGAGATAAATTCCACCAGCGACTGTAATGAGTAATGCAAGGATAAAGCTGATAATGATGATTAAAGGTTTCCATGACATAGTGCTGACTCCGCTTCTCGACGACTGACAAGCCCTCGCCACACCTTTCCACCAGCATAAACCCAGCGTTTCATTTCTTCACAAGCGCCATTCTGATCACCTGCATTTAATTTCTTTAGCAATGTAGAACGTGCAAAAGCTGTGGTACCCACATTAAAAGCAAAGGAATATAGAGAAGCTTTTGTTTTATCATCGACCGGCACTTTAACCAGGATGTCAACTTGCTGTTGCGTTCTGATAAAGTCTTTCTGCAGTAACTCGTCACACTCTTGTTGTGTGTATGTCTTACCTTGAATGATGTCGTTTCCTGTATGCCCATAACAAACCGTCAAAACACCTGCCACATCACGATAAGGTTCATAACGCACACCTTCAAAATGGGCTATTACTACTAACGCGATTGCTGTGGCTCCCGCAGTTGTTAGCGCCGCTATTTTCTGTTTGAGAGACATTAAATATCCTTTGGCGCTTTCACCATTAATTCAGCAAGTCTTTTTAGGGTTTCAGTTGGGTTTTGTGGGTCAACATGACGAACAAGCTCTTCAAATAATTGAGTGCGTTTTCGTTGCTCTCGGCGTGTCATAAAATAAGTGGCTAAACCCAGAACCATGCTGAACGCCATCCCGATAACAAATCCCCATTCATATAAAGAGAGACTGGCAAAAAAGGCCGTTAGGCCTGCTGTTCCATAGGTTACATTGGTTAATTTATCCATACGCATAGTCACCCCCAGAGGAGTGTCCGCTGATGATGAGTGTGAGAAAGTTAAAAGTGAAACGATAAAAATTAGGCGGGCATTGATACTTTAAGTGCCTTTGATAAACCTTCAGGCAATTGCTCTTCAAGTGACGCCTCAGAAACAATGACAAGACCATACATAGATATCCATGTATTCGTTTGTTGTAAATGTCCTTGAATAAATTGCTTTGCTTTCTCTAACAAATAAACACAACTCTCTTGTGTGTTTTTACGCCAATAAGATTCAATCGCCACCAGCAATGGGTCACCAGCATCACTAATTTTTTGCAAGCCGATTCGATATTGCTTTTTACCTGCGGGAGATGTTGTACAAATTAATTGTGTCAGTTGTTGAGTTTCACCATCAGCTGTATGGATATTCGCCGTTAAAATGACGGAGGTATTCTTTTCACTGTCTGTTTCTGAAGCATAGTGAAGACTAAACTGTAATTCGTTTATCTCTTTTGGCATGATGAGCACCTTTTATTGATATATGTCATATTTAGACAAGAAAAAAACCACTGTTGTGGATTCATATAATTGACACTTTAATGATAATGATAATGATTATCATTACAGCATATATCTGGTTTTCCCTGATATTGATACATTGTTTTATTGATAATTTATCTCGTTATTAACACTATTCCCGAGAGTTTATGCCGACATAACTCCTAGCGCGTCGGCATTTTTTTATATAAAAAAACCCCGCCGAAGCGAGGTTTTATATATTCAACTATTTAATGCTTAACTCATTTGAGCTGTCATCACACTTTTGCAAAAGATACATTTTGCGCCATGTGGATTGTTCACTGTGACATCAAATTGTGATGTTCTATATTGTGAACCGCTACAACAAGGGCATTTAAAATAGAGGCGAATAGTAATAGCGCCTTTAGAGAGCCACCACGTTGCCTGCTGCTGGGCCTTTCATACCATTTTCAATGGTAAATGAAACTTCTTGGCCTTCCATCAGAGATTTGAAGTCATCACTTTGGATTGCAGAGTAATGTACAAATACATCTTTACTTCCATCTTTAGGGGTGATGAAACCAAAACCTTTATCATCGTTAAACCATTTTACTGAACCAGTCATTGTATTAGACATAGAATTTCCTTTAATTTATTTAATTTGCCATAAGGCATATGAGGGTTTGTTTTTTATTTTTACTTATGGGAATTAATTAGAAGGAATTCGCAATGAAGTGGTATCGAGGATAACGCTAAACGGTGAACAACTTTAAACTGACTAACATAAATAGGCCTGTACTTCCAAACCAGTGATGTCATTAAGCCATAGATGAACTCAGATAGCAAACTTTATTTTATATATAAAAACCCCGCAAAAGCGGGTTTATAAGTTAGTTGACCTTGATGTCATTCTTATCACAATATCATCATTTTTACGATCGTAAAGCGCTTTATGTGACTTTTTCTATGTATCGATCCATTTCTAAGGAAACATCTAACATCATCAACATACCCTCTATTATCCCTTCTGCTTTTTGCAGTTTTTTTCCTATATGAGTATCAGAACAATTGTGCTTGTTAGCAAGTTGCATGAATGTCATTCCGAATAAATAGTAATCAAGTAATAGGTCATGCATCTCACTATTCTTTTTATTCAATTGCGCCATGCAACTAGAAATAATTATTGCATCGTCTTCACAGCATTGAGGACGAGCTTTAACCTTGCTTGGTATTAATCCACTAAACCCAGCAGCAACCGAATACCATTGAACTGACTCAGTATTATTAGTCGCCCAAGCCCCCCATCGTTCTAATACCTGTTGAATATCACGCATTACGCCACTTCCTTATGGTGTTTTGAAAACACTAACTCTCTTACTTCACAGGCCTCTATTAGCATGTCATTAAAATCGCCATTATCAGGCCATCTCACACTGACCGTTTCTACATCATTATTAGAAAGTAGATTTTTATGTGCACACTCCATAGCAGCTGCATGACCTGCTGCATTCCAATCCATATCTGTAAAGATAACAAGATGAGTAACACCCTTCGGTGCTTTGAATTTTTTCATGAAGTTAGTATTGATGACCGACCAAGTGTTTACACCATAGAGCTGCTTACAAGAAAGTGCTGTCTCGATACCTTCAGCGATTCCAAGTGTGGTATCGACAGGAAACATCCTTATCGCGACAGATTCTGCATACTCTAAATAATTATCTTCCTGCACAGCTGTCATTTTCTTCACAATATCAAGAGAGGCTTTTTTATCCCCTTGTAAATACGTTCTATGCAAGTAACAAAGTTGTCCTTTAGCATCAGTGGCTAATGACCAAATAGCCTGAAATTTGTCAGAACTATTACGAACAGGTTGATGATCACAATAACGAACGTTATCAAGTGGTAACTCAAAAACACCTCGATTATGTAAATACTGCATGGCGGGTGTATTTTTCAGTGTTGATAATTTAGAATAACAGCCTGTGATGCGTTGGAATAAATTATTCTTATTTGTTTTACTTGGTAAAAGAGCTTCTTTTTCTCGGTAATTACCAATCAATACATCAATTTCATCTGCTAATGTTTTAAAGTCTTTACCTTGTGTTCTTTCTAACAATTGAAAACCGTTGCCTGAACTACACGTACAAATGTAAGTTCCTCGCCCGTTTTTATCATCAATACGAAATTTTCCTTTTTGCCCGCAGATAGGACATTTCCCTTTAAAGTGCTTACGCCCCGTTATAGGAGGTAACCCATAATGTGCAAATATTTTCGCCCATTGCCCTTTTACGGCATCAATCGTATTCACAGTAAACCTCCTTGTTGTGGCTGGTGGCTAATTTGAGTACGTAAATTTTGAATATTGGCTTGTGCCTTCTTGCGAGATTTAGCAAAGGCAATTTGTTTGTACTTAATAAAGTTACTCACTTCGGGAGTGATTTCTTGTGGTGTGTTATGAAAGCCTCGTGGCCATACCCCAAATTTATCTTTAAAGGTATTAGCAACCCAACCATCACTTATCGGCTTACCCTGTGTCGCTCGTTGGTTCTGGTAGTATTTCAATTGAGACCACCAGCTTTGCTTATCTTCTCGGGTGTAAGTGCGCTCTTTTTTATTCAGTTTTTTGATGTTTCGGCTAGTATCAACTTCGATATCTTCACCCACTAAAGGTTTAAACCCACATTTAGGGCAAACATAAACGCCTGCAGGCTTCATGTAGTGGCAGGAAGAACATTCTTTCGGTTTCTTCTCTCGCTTTTCTTGCTCTCGGCGAGACGAAGATTCACTCATACCATCATTTTTGGTGGGCAGTTCGTTATATTCAATGTCATCGGGATAACCTAAGCGGTGAACAGAACCAGAGTGATCGAAAATAAGGCAAGTCTCTTTTCCTGGTGCGGTACGCAATCCTCTACCAATAGCCTGACACCAACGAATTTCTGATTTAGTTGGGCGAGCGTAAATAATGCAACGAACATCACTATCAAAGCCGGCAATCAATGTGCCCACACTTACAAGCACCTTGGTCGCTCCTTGCTCAAACCGATGAATAATGATTTGACGCTCATCATGTGGCGTATCTGCAGTGATCACCTCAGCATTCACACCTGCACGGTTGAACTCGACGGTGACAAAATTGGCATGACTGACTGTGACGCAAAAGCAAATCGTAGGTAGGTTTCGTCCATTCACAAGCCAGTTATCAACAATATCCCCCACCAAATCTGCACCACTCATGATTTCAGCAATCTCAGCTTCTTTGTAATCACTACCGAACTCTGCGTTGCTGGACGATTTTACTTTTGATAAATCGGGTTTAGTCGGCGCATAGAACTCGTATGAGCTTAAATCACCACGTTTAATTAATTCTTTCATTGTGGTGGGTTTGATCAATGTTTCGTAGTAATGACCAAGGAATGGCGCAAAAGGCGTACCAGATAAGCCAATTACCTTGAATTCACTTTCTCTGATCACTTCTAATATTTTCTTGCGGCGTAAATGTGCCTCATCGATAATTAATAAATCGATGTTGTCTGGAAATTCTCTACGGATAATTGTGTCTGCTGATGCGATTTGAATTAAACGAGTTGGATCATAATTAGGATGATCACGCCATACATAACCAATCTCTTCTGCTGGCAAACCATACTCAATAAAGCGACTGGCTGTTTGATCAATCAAAATGGTGTAAGGAACAAGAAACATTACTCTCATTTCATGCTGAACATGTCCATCAGTAATAAACGCCGCTAACGCCGTTTTTCCGCTTCCTGTTGGGCTATAAATCATGAATGTTCTATTTTGCTTCCATGCCTGACGTAACATCGTCAATCCGCGTTCCTGTGCAAAATTTGGTGTGATTGTTAACATCGGTTTCCTCATCTGAAAATTAGCACTGCCAAAGGAAGGGATTTATTTTTATTTCTTTGGACGTCTAAACGGCTGTTGGCTTTTTAACTCCTATAGAGATCTATATTTAAGATCTACTCACTCCCTTGGCTGTGCCTTCCCTAACACCCCTTTCAAAGATCACCCCCCTTTCCCCCCTAGAAAGTTTCCCCCTCTTCCCCAGAAAACAATCTAGACGGCTAAACGTCTTAACTTCCAATACCTCCTAAATTTAATTACTACTAAATCGATAACGGCTTTGCTGTGTACCCTTGTATTGCTCTCTGATAACGCTTTATGAATTCTCTTAATCTGACGTTAGCTTCATGACGAGCTTTATTGTCTTTACGGTAGGGAACTTGTTCTCGTTCCCATTCCGTTTGATACACTTCTGAATATTTAACTAATGCCTTCTGCCTCATACTTGGGCTTAACTTCATGAGTTGCTCCTGAATCCACTTAGCATCATCAGGGAAGTAATGCTCAGGCATCGGCATGTTGATTTGGTGCATGAGAGTTACCTTCAGGATGCGGAAATAAGTCAGGTAAATCAGGACGGATTTCGTAAGCTTTTACTGCGCCATCTGTTGCAAAAACAATTCTTAGGACGCACTCAACTGGTACCTTGTTTTTTCCATACAACCAATCACAAACCGTAGGCTGAGAACGTCCACATCTCTTCGCCAAGAGTTGTTGACTACCAACGATTGAGATCGCTTTCTCTATTGCTTTATTTTTCATTATCGGTTCTCCTATTAAACCTATAATACAAATCGGTAAAGCGTTTGTCCATAGATAGGCCTATATTCCATTGAATAATTATCGGGAAAGCGATAAAATATATTAAAATCATGAAGGGGGTAAAAATGAGCTTTTCAGATAGGCTAAATGTTGCAATGAAAAATGCAGGATACACACAGGGCGCGTTAGCCAAGGCTGTAGGTATGGCCCAGTCGAGCATAAATCAATTACTCAACAAAGCGTCTGGATCTAGAAAGACAGTTGAGATAGCAAAGGTATTAGGAGTGAGTGCCGAATGGTTAGCTTCTGGAGAGGGGCCTATGATTTCTAGCGAGCAGTATTCTGTAGAGCAGTTAACTAATACTTATGAACATAACCATGTAACCAAAGATTCATATACTGTTGATTTAATGGATCTAGCATATAGTTGTGGACCAGGGAGCTACAACTCCGATTTCCCAGATATAATACGCTCTATATCTTTAGAACCAGAATTCGCATTAAGCACTTTTGGAGGAAGGCCTTCATCATCAGTAAAAGCAATAAATGCGCAAGGTGATAGTATGCTAGGAACCATAGATCCTGAAGATTTAGTTTTTATTGATATCACAGTAAAAAAGTTCGAGGGAGACGGCGTGTATGCATTCACTTTTGGAAATTCTTCACACATTAAAAGACTCCAAAAAATAAAAAACCACCTTGTTGTATTATCAGACAATCCTGCTTACAAGGAATGGCAAATAGACGAAACAGAAGAAGATCAACTTTTTATTGACGGGAAGGTAATAGTTAGCTGGCCAATGAAATTGCGACGTTTCGCATAAATTCCTTTGAATAATTTATATTTCTCAAACTCAGGGCATTCCAGCCCTTTGTTGTTTTCTGAAAGCGGTAATTTCAATCTTGTCCGAAGATAGACGAATAACTAAAAGAATATCTCTTGAGCCCCCCAAAAAACAAGATACACTGTATTTACATACAAAGCTTATTGTTGCAGCTACATATACCCCATGTTTATAAAACCAGTGTTTTTATTCACAGATGATTGGTATCTGATCATTATATAAAATGATAAAAAAATTTTACTTATGAGATGAATTCTAATGTCAGAAGAACTTGGAAGATTAACATACTTTGATGTTGAGAAGATGGGGATATATGGCTGTAATGGAGGAGATATTGATCCTCGATACACACCGAACTACTTTCTTTCTGAGCTTATTTCATGGGTTAACGCTAATCGATTTGAAAACACCCTACCAACAAAAGATGATACTCGATTGAGGAAAAAAATTTATTGTAGGAATGCCTATAAATGCCCCACTACAGGTGATTATTTCTTTGTCTTATGGAAGTCCGAGGAAGATGGCAATGGCAACATACTGGGAGTTGACGTTAATAGCCCAGTTGATAGTGATTCAGATACCGTAGCCTTACTAACTTCTGACGGCAAAGAGGGCAAAAAGTATATCTGGGGTAAGCCTTGTTATTATTGGTACATTACGAGTTTAAATAAATTTGTTGCCATCAAATTTCCTCATTCAAGTACAGACACATACCTGTTTACATCGTATATTAAAGATTTTGTTAATTATAGAATGAGCTTCTCTGGTAAGAAAATATCAAAAAACAAAAGAGAGAGCGTTGGTGGGAAAGACTTTATCTTTGATCGGGTTACTTTTTCTTCTGATGACGGCAAGTTTCGAACACAGTTTTTATTTGATTATAAGATGTTCATGAAAAAAGCAAATAGGGAAACATTGCAGCGGATTAGGGGGAATATTACTCATATTGTGTATCGCAATACGATAAGTACATCTGAGCGTGATGAAAGATCGTTTTTTACTAAGTTATTTGATGGTTTTTCAATGACAAAGGAAGACAAGCCAGCCACAACAAAAGAAAAAAGAATTGAACTTTTAATTGAAGAAACCCCAACTCAAGCTGAGCTGAATAGTATTTTAGAGTTTTATGATGATGGATTCCCAATAAAGTCATCATGGGATAATATTGGATTTAAGGAGGGAGGTAAGCAAAGTGAAACAAAGTGGTTTAATGAATATGTGCTAAGAGATTCATTTACTATATCCTATTCAGCTGCTAGTAAAAAACATATATCTGCTGTCTCGCTAGCTAATGAAATAAGTAAGCATAGGGATAGATTTATCGCTGGATTAATTGAAGACCAAGATTCATCAGATGCTGCTAACGATGATAGTGGGCGTGCAAGAACAAGCGCGGGAGTGGGTTAAAATGTTAAAAGTGATAAGGCTAATTTTTAAGAGATGGATTACATGGGTAATCATGATGCTAATATTATTAGTGTCAGGCATGTCTTACTTTTTAGCGGAAAATATAACTTATAATAATGTCACTAACATCATGTCGGTTCTGCAAAATGTATCTTCAATAATTTTTGCTATAGTGGGAGTTTGGGTTGGGTACTTGTATCCCAAACTGATAACGGAAATTATTAACAACAGAGAAAATGATTTTTTTGATAGTAAAACGGAAACCAAAAAAATGGAGAGCCTAATCACTACAATTGCCTTGTCAGCTATTGTTTTGATTGGTGTTTTAGTGTTTTACTTATTGGTTCTTTTTATCAAAGGAAGCAGTTTTTACATTGATAACTTTAATTTTTTCAAAATGTTAGGCGTAATGTATACATTTATTTTAGTTTGTATACAGATTTATTGTATTTTTAGTGTGATTTTAAGTAACGTTTCCTTTGTGAATAAACTTTACAAACTGCTTAATGATAAAAAAATGGATAGTAGGCTTTAATTTATTAATATTCAAACTAACCCACTCCGGTGGGTTTTTTGTTGTCTAAAACTAACCAAACTCTCAGATACTTCATCTTTATACTAAAAATAAAAAAATCGGAAAACCGATTGACACATTATAAAAAAATGATATCCTAAAAATCGGTAAAGCGATAAAGATAGAGGATAACATGAACAATTTTTTAGGTTTCCCATTAAACCCTTATGACGCCTTGAATAACATAGAAATCATGTTGGAAGCAGGACTTCTATTATCCAGTACTACAAATGATGAGATAAGCGAGATGGGGATTGCCATAATTGATCTTGCAAAACAATATTCGGCTAAGGCTTCTTTAGGATTTGCAAACAAAACAAATGAAGTAACCAAAATTGATAAGTCCGAGATATCACACCAAAACTCATTCTCCGCACGTCTGCGCTTGGCTCTTACGTACTCAGGGATGACTCAGGTTGAATTAGCAAAAAAAATAGGCGTATCGCAAAGCACAATTAGTCAGGTGATAAACGGAAAGGTATCAGGGGTGTGTCGCACTAACGTAATAGCCAAAGCATTAGGTATTGATCGTAACTGGTTGGCTTACGGAGAAGGTAAAATGACAAATTTTTGCACCTCAAAAACAGAGGAGTTATAAGATGACTATTTTACATTCTACCGCAACCCCTAACTTACCGAAACCTGACATACATACAGGCGTAATGTTACCTATGTTCTTGTTTCGTTTCTGGACTAAAACTGAGCATCCAGAGAAAAAAGAAGTTATGGCCACCAGCGCTGAACAAGCTAAAGAGTTATTAGGTGGTGATGTTATTTTCTCTGCTCAATTTCCTTGCGAGGATTAATTATGGCTCACGAACTCAACTTAGAAGCTGTTGCAAAAAAAAGTGACCAACTAAACGCCCTTTTATTCCAGCTCAATGCTGAACGCATATCGGGTCAGCCTGAAATAGAAAGTTTAATTGGACTGGCTTACGAATTATCAGGCGATATCTCAGTCTGGTTAATCGAAGAAAATGCACAGAGAGATAATGATCATGACAAAAGAAATTAAGTCTGATTTAGGTAAATACGAAGATACATTACATAGAGTGAAATCATTTCTAGAAACGGCACAATTTCTCTCTCGTAATGAGGAAGAACGAGCAATTCAACTTAGTTTGTTATCACAAGCAGAAGATGAAATTAGAGAGGCTCTAGGTTATGAATAACACTAAATTAAAAGAATCAGCCTGTGATGAATTAATTTATGCGACTTCTATTTTAAATATCATTATCAACGACAATGTAATGCCTAGCGATAATATGTTTAATGCGATTGAATCTGCAGTAGTTAATATAGAAAGAGCTAAAGAAAGTATATCGAGCATTAATACTGATAAGTCACCAAAGCCTATCGGTGAAATTAAAATTAGTGATAAAGACACAATTGAAACAGCTGTCGGTTGTATTTTAAATGCATTAGAAACTGCAATTAATTTAAAAGTAGCTGAAGAAAGCGGTCATGTTAAAAATTACGATATTCAAATTACAAATTTAATCCAGTTAGCAAAATTAAATTTAGAAACTGTTTATGAAAAAATCAGCTTCATGGAGGCATAATGAATATTGATGAATTAATTACTCTTCCTGATTTAAGTAAATTAACAGAAGGTGAACTAGGTAACTTAAGAGGTAATTTAGATTTAGCTATTGATTCTCTCATTACAGGAATGAAATTATTCGGTGATTTTATGTTTTGGACTGATGCTAATGAAAATTATCCCAAAGATAAAGATTATTTTGGTGACGTGGGATTGTTTATAAGCCAAGTATCATTATTAGTATCAATATTAAATGACAGACTTGGTGGAATTGAATACGAAATATCAAATAGAAAAATAAAAGGAACAAAAAAATGAGCAAACAACACGAAGCTATTGAGAAAGCAACTGATAATCAAATTACTATTGCCATGCGCCCTGTATATATTATTACAGGTGCTAATCGAGCTTACTTAAGTGAACGTTCAGCATTAAATAAGCTAGCAAACATTCTCACTGAGCGTGAGTTTCACAAAGAAGGCATTGAGACTAACTACGAAGGTGAACAATGTGAACTTGAAAATGGCACAATCGCTTTCAAGCGTGGCGAACCTACCGAGCACTTTATGAAACGCAAAGAAACTAAATTATCAGGGCTTCGTGAACGATTAAAGCAGGAGCGTAATATTGAACGCTTACAAAAGGAATATGCTAAAGCTGTAGAAAAATATGATGAGGCAGAAAAAAAAGCTGATAGATTATATTACGAATTAAATAATGCTTTAACCAATAAATAAATCGCCCACTAAATAAAAATTAATTATAGCGTTCATGCTAGGGATTGCTGCGCTCTGAATCAGGAGTAAGCAACATGGATAAATTTAATTTACTTGAAATAAGAAGAAAGCATTTTATTAATTCAGTACTTATTTACATTAAACAAAATGGAAAGAAAACCGAATTTAAATCAAAGGTAAATAATAAAACCATTATTACAGAAATTAACTTTGAAACCTTAAATAATTTCTTTCGTGATGTCTATGAAGAAAAAGATTGCCGTCAACGTTGTAAGTGGAATGATAAAGATATCTATAACACCTATGAGCAATTATACAAATCTAACGGTTCAATTTCTGAAATAGGTAAATTCATGATTGATTATATCGTTGAATATTTACCGCCTTACTTAAATGGAGAGGAATATAAGTATCATGACGTTTTCTGAATTAATGAAAAAAGGTAAGGAGTTAGAGAATAAAGGATTTTATAGACGCGCAATAGAGCAATATAACAAAGCTTTTATTGTTGCAGAACCACCAACCAAAGGCGCAATGAGTTATCAACAAAAAATAAATAATCAATCATCTAAGCGTTGCTTAGGTAAAGCAAAAATTAAAGTGACGGAAAGTTATTTATGAAACATGAAAATATGGCGGTAACTCAACTAATAGAAATTCTAAAAGAAAAAATACCAGATTGTCCGGCTTGGATGCTTGATGAATCTCGTATGAATTATGAAGCACTAACACATCAGGAACTAATGGAGTTCGCTGAATGCGCGGTTAAGCGCCAGCGTTATATTCAAGCCACAAAGTACCTTATTTACTGCAAGGATCGATTTGGCTTTGCTCCCCATGGGAATTATCAGTTTTCTTATAAAAACTTTGGAGCCTACTTGGATATTGAAGTGATTGAAACCTTACTAATTCATCAAATTGAGCGACCTTTATTAGAGGAAAATCCAGAGGAAAAATATATTGCCGTATGGCGTTTTTATACAAATAACGAAACTAGAGAAACTGAAACCGGTATTACATGGCTATTTGACTTCATAGATGACGTGTTTATTAAAGGCTTTCAATTTTTAAATACACCTTTATCAAATAACTCAGTTCACTAGGGGAAATATATGAATAACTTAATCACTATTAACAACACCCAAATGCCTATTGCTGAATATAAAGGTCAGCGCATTGTTACTTTCTCAATGATTGACCTTGTACATGGTCGACCAGACGGTACCGCTCGCGCTGCTTTTAATCGCAATCGTAACCACTTTATTGAAGGTATCGATTTCAATGAAGTAGGTTCGGACGTAATACGTACGGACCTACCTGAAGGGATATTTTCTAAATTTGCTCCTAGCGGCATCGTACTGTTTGAGTCTGGTTATCTCATGTTAACCAAGCCATTCAATGATGATGTTGCATGGCAAGTACAGCGCGAACTGGTTAATAATTACTTTCGTCCCCCCCAAACCGCTATTAGCGAATTAGAAATGATTGCCAAAATCGCCAGTCATACAGCTCAGCAACAACGTCAAATAAATCGTATTGATGAGAAGGTTGAACAGATGCATGAGACTGTCGAACAAATTAAGCAAGGCACTATTCCTGCAGGTTGGATTGGTTACTCATTAGCGAAAACCAAATCTGGTATGACGATTGATAAATGCAAGACGCTTGCCAAGCAATACAGTGTCCGAAAAGACCAAATAACCGTTCTTACCCCAGAAGGCATGCCTAGGCCTATGGCTATCATTCATGAGGCTGACTTCATGGTAGCAATGAAACATATGATGGGCGAAGCAGAAAAACGCGGTACTCGTTGGTATCACCCGAAAATGGGACTATTTCAGGCAATTGGCTGGGAGGATAAATAATGATTATTCAAACACATTTACTTCGTGCTGCTTTAGTTTGTGTGGCTAAACATGATCCTCGTTACTACCTGCAAGGTATTCATATCAGCAATAAGTACATTGAAGCGACTAACGGACATGTTGCTGTGCGTATGGAACATGGCATAAAAACACGCCGTAACGAAATACTTGAATTCAGAGGCTCTATTCCTGCAAAGGCAAACACAACAGAAATTAAATTTACTGAAGAACCTTTTGCTATTCATCGCGACAAAAACGGTCATCGCGTGGGGTTCTCTGCACTTGTTTCACATAAAGGTGCGCGCTTTCCTAATTTAGATCTCGTCATCCCGACAGAATATGAACTTTGTTTACCTCATATGCAGGCTATCTACCTTACTTATCCTGAAAAGATGTTTAGTACTAGTCGCGGATGTCATCCTGTCTCATTTCATCCATCAGGAATGACCAAGCCTTGCCTATTAAAATTTAGTGACGTGATAAACGAAAAATACGGCAATCCGCAATTCGTTGTTATGCCATGCAGAACTTGAGGTGAAAATGAAAATTGAATATATCTCCAGTGGAACAGGAAGCATGGCAAAGGTAGTTATTTTTTCCTTTATCACTGAACGAAGAAAAATAAATCGGTTAATTGATCGGGCATTGCTTTTTACCCCCGTTCACGAAAGCACTATCGGGTTCTTTTTTCGTGTCACCACTCTTTATGGCAAACCGAGTCACGTATTACGGGCTTACAAGATTATTTGCAAGGAGGCAAACCAGTGATTGAGAAGAATAACACTGAGCATGAAGTTAACGAATATGATGATCCGCTTATTAAGGTAATTCATCATTTTGATGACGGGTGCTGTTATATCGAGCCTTATCTTCATGACTTAAATTTTAGGCGATTTATCCATGACGGGGTATATAAGCCCCGCCCTAACCCTAAACAAGTTACTGAGCCAAAGTTAATACCGAACATTAAAAAGAAAAAACGTAAATCGAAAGGAGCTCGCCATGCTGAAGTTTGATAAAGATAACCGCTTAATTTTAGATGAACTAAAAACACTTGAAGACTATCTGCGGGCTTTGGCTTATTGCAACTCTTCTATTATGCGTATCGATGCGGAGCTTGACAGAAAGGAAGATAGATACCCCGAATGGGCTACTCGCGCAAAAACAGCCCGTAAATACTTGAACTGGCAACGTCGATATATTTGCGATCAACTGGCTATTTTAAAGCGCCAACGTAAAGAGGTCGATTATTCACGCCGAATACTCAGAAATGAAATTTTAGTTGCTGAACTTAAAAAGCTCATTACTCACGAAGAGTTTATGCAACTTGTTAATAAAGCCGAAACAGAAGCTAGCGCGCAATTAGTCTCTGTCTTGGAGGTAGATCATGACTACGACTGATCCTGTTTTAATTAAATTAATTTCAGACAACATGGCTGATCCCAGTGATATAACTGATGCCGTCTGGAAAGCTGGTTATCGTAAAACAGATTTTACCACTGAGCAGATCATTGATATTGCGGTAAACATGACAGGTGATTCTATCCTTTTAAAATTACCTCATGACACCCTGCCTAAGACTTTAGATGACATCAGTAAATATCATTTAAACGATATCATTTTCGATGCTTATTGGGATAACCCGCCTGCAGTTATTGCGCGGGATATTATGGAGAACGGGTATAGGAAGGGAGGTGATGATGCTATATGAATGTTTACCCATTTCGGCGTATTGCAATTTATATGGAGAAACACCTGAAGCCATTAACAAACGCTTACAAAGACAATTTTGGATTGAAGGTGTGCATGTCTTAAAAGTGGAAGGCTCAAAAGAACGATGGATCGATATTGCAGAGGTGAATAAATGGGCTCGCAAAAACAAGCAGAATACTCATTACCAAGAGGAGTAACTGTTCGTAATAATAAAACCAAACAAACTATTGTCATCACGTTTACCTATAAAGGGGTTCTCTGTAGAGAGCCCTTATCTAGATTAACAGTCGATAATAAGAACATAAAATATGCTGAAAGACTGCTTGCTGAGATTCAAAATAATATTGAAAGATCTACTTTTAATTATGCTAAGTATTTCCCTGAATCTAAAAAACTCCCATTATTTGGGGTTAATAATAAAATAAAAACCATTATTGATTATTTAGATGAGTATCTCGTTATATGTGAGACAAGAAATTTATCGCCATCAACTATTGGTGGGTATAAAAAATGCAAGAGCGCCTTATCTGACCTACATAAATTACAAGTAACATCATTAACACCTGCGATCGTGAAAAATTGGATACAAAAACAATCTACATCATTAAAAACGATACGAAATCAGCTTTCATTTTTACGGAGTGCAATAGATGAAGCAATTACTGATGGAGCAATATCTGTTAACCCTGTTAGTTTAGTTTCAGCTTCTCGGTATCAATCAAAAGGTGGTACCACAGAAAGCAGTTATATTGTTGATCCACTATCACCAAAAGAAGTGTCTGCTCTACTTCTTGTCGCTAAATATGAGCAATGGAAAAACTTATTTAGGTTCGCTATCAATACGGGATTACGAAGCTCTGAACTATGCGCCTTAAAGTGGAGTGATATAGATTTCATTGAGCGCACAGCCCACGTTCAATCAGCAAGTGTTGTAGGCGTTATCAAAGAAACAAAAACTAAAGCTGGAACAAGGAAGGTTGAGCTAAACGATGAGGCCATGAAAGCGCTTAATGAACAAAAACAATTTACGTTTATGAAAGATGGCGTCATTTTTGAAGATCCTAAAACTAATCAAGCTTGGGCTAGTGCTGATGCAATTAGAAAAAAAGCATGGGTACCAACATTAAAGAAAGCTGGCATAAGGTATAGAAACCCCTACCAAACAAGACATACGTTCGCCACTCGAAATATTAGCCAAGGAGTTAATCTATTTTGGCTCGCAGGGCAAATGGGGCATAAAGGCCCAGAAATGCTATTTAGACATTATGGATCTTATCTAAAAGAATATGACGGTAATACAACAAAACAAGGAAAATCGATTAGCTCTAAATAG